GACTTCTTGTCTGATATTATTAAGTTCCACAATCCCCACTCCGGAATTGACCCCATTGTCATTCCTAAGAAACCGGTTGAACGCCGTGTTTTCGAACGTCTCACCACTCTGCCCATAGACGCAGAGTTGGATGCCCTAGACAAAATTTACACTTCTCGAAAACCTAAGCTCGTTTTTCCAACAAAACCCAAAAAAAACAAAAAATTATCCCCACTATTTTAATAAATAATCCTGGACCCAAAGTCGTGTCCCCCTACGACTCTATTCCCATGCTGACGCCCCATATGAAATACGTTCGCGATTGCTTAATCCGCATTCGCATTCGTGATAAACCCTATGAACGTTCGCATGAGATTAAGTTCTCGACCACAAAACGTCTTATGGACCAACTCCTCAAACTGCTCCAAAAAGATGATCCCGAAATCTTTGACCCCCATGTTTTCGGAACAGATATCGATGATGCTCGAACAAAGCTCATTGACCCGCTCCTTAATTATCTAAAAGATCTTGATATTAAAACACTTGCCCAGTCCATGAAGGACGGCATAGCTGTGAAGATAGATTTTGGAAAGGATATGTTTGGAAACGAAATCCAACTCGTTCCCATTGTCACCAAACTAATCATGTTTGCTCTCTACGCTGTTATGGCGTGGAGGGCTTATGTGAATAAAGATATTGCCCTCGGTATCTTGGTTGGTATTTCTGCCGCCCTCACGACAGGAATTCCTTCCTACCTCATCACCCAACTTTTCACGATGTCTGCTCAACAAATTAAAGACTACGTGACGATTTCCCCGTTGGCTGTTGACCCTGGACCGTTGAACCTCGACGACCCTATCTTTAGCCCCCATGGTCGGTGACGAAACCTGACCCCCCCGCCTTCTACAAACTCATAATGGATTCATTTTCCTATATATTCACTGGAACCGACGAAACCCGCGTCGCGCTCCTTTCAAATTGGGGTGACTGGGGTCGATCGTTTTCCGCGATCAACTCTCTCACCACGATGATAACGAATATCGGAAAAGTCCTCGAAGCCAGCTTTAACATGCTGTTTACCTGGTGGACAGGTATGCCCTTCGGTAAGATTGACGCAGGAGTTTATGACTCCCTCGTTACTCGAACTGAAACCTCCATCAAATGGTTCCAAACCGTAAACCCTGCTGACTATGCTTCCCACATTGTCTCCATGCGTGCCATTGCTGCTGTTTCCGGCGAATTCGATCGCGCTCTCCCGCGCCTCGTTTCTATGCCAGGAATGGCTGCGAAAGTGTCTGCTTTACACAAAGCACTTAGCACTGTTGCCAAAATTGCCCTCAACACCATTGCGCAAGACGATTCCGCTGCAAGCGAAACCGTCTGTGTGATGCTTGTTGGACCCCCGCAAACTGGTAAATCCACTTTCACTCCCATTCTCACCAACCTGCTGTCAAAAGCTCTCCGTGGAACACAATTAGCTGCCGCTGATATATATTCCATGAACCTCGACACTGCCCATGTTGATGGTTACAATAGCCAATTCGCCACCTGCATCGACGACTGTACCCAAGATGTTAGTGAAGAAGCGCTCAAACGCCTTTTCAATTTCATTATACACGCTGTCAATAAAGTTCCCTTCATGCTTCCCCAAGCAAACATTTCTGAAGGAAGCAATCTCGGAAAAGGTAACAACTTTTTCAAATCTCAAGCCCTCATATGCACCGCTAATGCGTGGCCTCTCAATAACTATCATGGTTTTGATGAGTTCGCCGTTAACCGCCGCATTCATGCTGTGATTAAGTTCACTGACCTTCTCGACGATGCCAACCTCAATGCTGAACAAGCTGCCGAGCGTTGGTTGACCCAAACCTACGAGTGCGGCGTTTTCACCGCTGTTAACGTCTCCGGCACTCGCAAGTCCGTTTGGAAGCCCCTTTATCCCGATAAGGCCAACCTTACTCTCTTCGAAATTGCTGACTACCTCAAAGCTGTCAAAGAACGACTTTCTCATTCGACCTCTCTCTCCAAGGACTGTTCTGACATTTTGTACAACAAGTACGAAGTCAAGCGTCCTCTAGCACCTGCCCTTCCCGCCCTCAACTTCGACGTTGCCCCTACCAAAACAGGAAAGCAACAGTTCGAAGAAGTGAAGGACAAAATTGCCCTCGCTGGAAAGAAAATGCTTGAAAGTCTCAAACTGCCCAAGCCCAAGGAAGAAATTCCTGACATAGGCCGCAAGCCTACCGTTGCTCAACAAATCGGAAATTGGTTTCAGCCTAAAGTCGTGCATAACGACACTGACTCTGCCAAGTCCTCCTCTTCAACAGTATTCGACCCTCAAGGTCGGATAGCTACTTATTACCGCTCCGCTGCTGAGTCCGCCATATATACCCACGACAAGGTGTGTGTGATGGATTCGATAGTTGCGAGTGGTTTTGAAATAGAAGATGACAATGACTCAAGTGTTATTTTCATGCTCACAGACTACATTAAGCCTACGTTCCCCGACATGCTCGCCAAAGCGTGGAAACACGTGAAAGACGGTTTTGTGCCCACTGCACAAGACGCTCTTGTCTTCGCTCATTCCCATGCCCTAAAGCAGTGCGAAAGCGCTGTTTCGATTTTGGACGAGATTAAACGGTTCTTTGCTGAATTGTGGACGTCTTTGCCATTTCGCGTCTGTACCTATCTCGGTGCGGCCGCTGCTCTTATAGGAGCAGGCATTGGTTTATACTTTGCCCTGCGTCCTGACCCTCCAAATGACCCAGAATCACGTCTCGATATTCCTGGAAAGCTCAAGCCCAACGCTACTATTGTTTATTCTCCTCACGGAGCGATAGATATAAATGGTTTCCAGAGTATTGTTCAGTATTCCGGCACCAATGTGTGGACCGCACGCGTCGAGTACCAAATCGACGAAACGCCTCACTCGATGACCGCTCTCATGACCCTTCTTGACAGTGGAACCGGAATAACCGTGAATCATCTGTTCGCGCGTGCTCGTTCTCCTGCTGCCAAAAACGCCTCCCTAACTCTCTCTCTCAGACAAAACAGTTTTAAGTTTCCCCTTGATACTTTAGACTGTGTAATCTGGGACAAAGGTCCTAAGGAAGAACTTCTTTATTACGATATGATCACTGTCAATTTTCCCAAGAATTGGCATTTCCGTGAAGTTCGCAACATCCGTGACAAGTTTATCTTGCTCTCGGACGTAGCGCGCCTCAATACGGAGAAAATCTCTATCGCCTATAACAAAGAAGATACTACCATTATTCTTCCAGGTGTCGCCGCAAAGATCGCTGCAAATACGATCCAAGTGTACGACATCCACCATCCAAAAGACCCCGCCCATGCAAAAGATGTGTTTTCTGACATAAGTTACACGATTGACATTTTCCCTGGTTCTTGTGGCGGCTTAGGTGCCATTCTTGACAAGAATGTGCCTCGAAAGCTAGCCCTCATCCACAAGGCCGGAACCGCAGGTAAAGGACAAGGTACTCTTATAACTCAAGAGCTCCTCAAGCGCTTTGCGCCCCTACGCCAAAGTTTTTTCCCTCCCCCCCGCGATTTCGACATACCAGACGAAATAATTCTCGAACCCCATGTGACTACCCACGACACGTATTGGTCCGTAGACCACAAGACTCCCCATTTCTTCCGAAACGGAGTTGCAGTGATCGCAGAATGCAAGCCGGACGTCCCGTTCCCAGGACAACCGAATTGCGACATTATCAAGTCCCCGATTTCTCATTTATTACCCTATACATCCACCAGTGCCCCGACCAAGGGGCACGATTGGGTTCGTCACACTCCTGAAGGAGACGTCACGTTGACCCCTCTCGTGAATGCTCTCTTCGGTATAAACAAGCCCGAACTCGTCCAGCCTCTAGCCTACGCCCCCTTCGTAGAACAATTGATTCAATCAAAGTTAACTACAATAGTCGGCGGAAGCGAAATGTCCGAGTACGAAGTGCTCCGTGGTCGGCCCTCGCTGGCCCACGCAGTTCCCCTTCGTATGCAGACTTCTGCTGGTCTCGTGGAGTTCCCGCAAAAGACCCACCCTAAAAAGTCGTACTTCGTATTTGAAGACGACAAAGCAGTGGCCTATTCAGCCTCCTTTCGCAAGAAAGTTGAGGCGCTACGACACCAGTGGCGCCACAACCTGCCTCGATTCAATGCGACCTCCTCATGTATAAAAATCGAGTTGCGCGACGAAGAAACCAAAGTAAACTTAGGTTCAGAACGCTTATTTTTCATTAAGTCTCTGACCGAGCTATGTGCTTCCAAGCACCTTTGGGGTACTACGATCGCCCAAGACATGGAAAACCAGTTTGAACCTTCTTCGGTAACTGGAATTTCAGTCGACAACTTGCAAGGCATGGCCATTATAGCCAAGCACACTGCACCTGGACTTTCTCGAAAGCACAGTTGCGTCGACGCTACCCGTTTCGATGTGACTGACTCCCCTCTCCGCCTTCTGCACAATTCAGAAGTGCGCATTAAGAATTTGTATTCCCAAGACCTCGTGTTTTACGGAAAAGACAAAGCTGACGCGCTATGCGAAGAACGAAAAGTTCAGGCTCTAGACAGTATCTACCCCCTAGTTACCGTTTCCTACAAAGGACGAAAGTTCCTCGTCGTGTTGTGCGGTATTATTGCCTCAGGCGATATTATGACCACGCACAAGAATAACGACCGTACGGATACTAACGCTGCCCAATTGTACTGCAAGTACAAGGAAATGAAAGATCCCTCTTTCGTTCCCACGGTGGCCAAGTTCCGTCACGACTTTCGTCTTGACCAACAAGGAGACGATTTCTGGGGTACGCCCCATGAAACTGTCAGTGACTTTAATACTCACTTCATTGTGAAGCATGCCCCCTCAGTCACTGGAACCTTGTACGGTTCCGCCCTCAAAGGAGAAGACCCGCGCGATTTTGAATTGCACGAAGTTTCCTTCTTGAAGTCTGCTCCTGTCAACCTCGACGGAATGTGGATGTTCGCTCTTGCGGAGAAAACCTTGCATAATTCAGTTCATTGGATTAGCAAAGGCCAACCTCCCAAGGAAGCGACTCGACAAACCGTTGATTCCGCGTTGCGTAAGTGGGCGTGTCATGGACCAGAAGTTTTCGAAAGAGAACGACTTATCCTTGTCACGGCCTGCTTAGCAGCCGGGGTTGACGTCTCAGGATTCCCCTCGTACGATGCAATCGTGCGAACGTGGATTTCCGAGTAGACTCCCCAGACCTGGCGAAGTCCGTAAACTCGCCAAACCCCAGACCCGGTTACGTCTATAAACTAACCGCCTCCGGCTAGCGCCGTGAAACTTTCCCTTCATACTGATAACTTGAAAGGAATTGCCTCCGCTAGTCATACGTTTAGAACGTAAGTATTATCACCTGTGTCTCAAAGCGTAATGCCGCTTTGAGAGCCCTCAATGCATTACTGACCATTCAACCTCGTCATCGCCCGCGGTAAGCGAAAATTACCGTTCTCCCCTCGACGGGGATCAGAACACTAGCACTTCCATCGCTACCACGTTCTCAGACGCCCTCGTTGTCGTTAAGACGGAGCCCCCTCCGTCTGTCCTCATCGACAAGGACCACTCGCTCACAGACCCCTATCCAAACCAAGGAGTCGACAGTTTTTTTAAACGAAACTATCGAATCCGCGATTTTGCGTGGTCGAGTGTTATCCTGCCTGGACAGCTCCTCGCTCAAATGGAGTTTCCCGACGAATTTCTGCAATTTCCTAATATTGTGGATAAACTGAACCAGTTCCACCTGTTTCGAACCGGCGTTAAAATTTCCGTTCGTATTAATACGACCGGTTTTGTCGGTGGGTCCATTCTTATCACCCCACTCCCGTGTTACAACCAAGGAGGTTCTCAAGCTTTCAGGCATTCCCATTACCTGCAACTTGCGAGCTCCAACTCCTATGTGTTGTCCGCGGGATCCGGTGAGACGTGTGAATTCACCGTCCCTTACGCCTATCCCAACCAGTTCTTCCGACTCAAGGAAATTGGAACCGGCATTCGCGGCGGATTATGCTCTTTGTATATCAGTTGCCTTACCCCTTTGGCTTCTGCTGTCGCCGCCAGTGTCCCAATTCTTACTGTGTCAGTGTTCGCCGAGTTAGTCGACACTCATGTGTCAGGCCTTCAGCCAGGCTCGACTCTGTCTGCCCGTCAAATCTTCGATCCCCATTCGGAGCAAAAAACCAAGTCCGTGGACGGACTGTTGGGAGGTGTTCCCCAAGACACTTCTAACGGTTTCGCCCAATTCACGTCTCTGGTTGACGGGTTCGCATCTACTGCGGACTCGTTGTCAAAGTTGGCAAAGCCTTTCATGGAGCTTGCGGCCTTCAACAAGCCCATGTCTCTTACTGTGCCTACGCAGACTTACAACGCGCAGGACCAAGCTTACAACTATGGCAAAGGTCTCGACAACTGTTCCAAGTTGACAATTGACCCTGAAGCCGAACTGACAATGTCCCCCAACTCCCGTTGGCCCGGACCGACCCAGCACCAAATAACCAAATTGGCGCAGACTCCCTCTATTCGTGACAACTGGTTTTTCGACGGAACAAAATTCCCCGACGATATTCTCGCCACGTACGACGTTCACCCGATGGCAGTTCCTACTGCCATGCTCAATGGAATAAACTCGTTCTTTCCGACTCACCAAGCGTATTGGACGAGCTTTTTCAAGTATTGGAGAGGTGGAACCAAGTTCCGTTTTCACTTCTTCTGCTCGAAGTTCGTTTCAACTCGTGTTCGCATAAGTTGGTTCCCCGACAAGACAAACGTCATCAATTTAGCCCCCTATTCAGGTGACCTGTTTTCCAAAGTCATCGACATTCAAGGAGACACTATTGTGGACCTCACTGTCCCTTATTTGTCGGAGTTCTATTGGTCTTTGGCGAAGGAGACCGGTTCATCCGGTCCTTCGACTTACAATAACTACTCCGGCATTTTCGTGAATGGTGCCATTTCTGTCTCCCTCGTGTCCGCAGTCCAAACCCCCCAAGCCACAGGCTCGACGCGCATTTCTTGCGTGCTGTGGCAGTCGGCGGCTGAAGACTACCAACTTGCGGACTTTGTCGGAACTGACCAAGGAATCCTCAACTTGTACAGTGACGATGTGGATGCAAGAGAAAAGTTGATATTTGACCCGCACAGTTCCATTCGCGACGATTTTTCCAAGCCGTTCCCAGGCTTGGTTCCTATCCACGCGTCTATGGAACATGGACTCGTGTCAATTGAGAAGTCTGAACCCATCCAGACATACCTCAAGCGATACGTCCAAGTGGCATATTCGACCTCCCCCATCATCCAAGACGACTGGGTTGCTCAAGGCCCGTCCCTCACGACCGATGACGCTGCTCGTATGATAATTCCTTTTATCGCGTGGGCCGGTGGACTTCGGTGGAAACAGTATATCTATACTAAGCCTCCGAATATCACCGCGTCCTACAACGGGTGGCCATTGGCCAACAACACCCATGCACCAATTAACCGCGCTCTGTTCCCGGCAGACGGCATTGTGTGCACCACCGAACAACCGTGGTATGACATGGTAGCCTGGCGTGAGACCCTCAACACGCAAGGCAACCTAAGCAATCCGGTTATGGTGGCTCCGTACAACGGCCTCTACTTCGTCCCGGTAGTTGGCCCTCTCCTTACAGACGTTCATAGGTCTGTTGCCGACGACTTCGGCCTAGGAATGCTTGCCGCCCCGCCTCCCGTGCGGGTTCCTGGCGAGCTGAACCTCAAAGGTAAAGCTCCCGTTCACAAAAGGGAGCCGAAGTCAACTGCTTAGTGTTTCGCAGTCTAAGAGCAAACCGTAAATAACCATATTAACCTTATTTGGTTGTAAGGGGTCATACCCCCTGAGGAGTTCCTGTGTCTCGCAGTCTCCCGTTTTACAGTGTGTCGCCACGTCCTTCAAATTTCCCGTTTACCCGGGGAGGACGGAACACATTCCGAGACAACCAACCGTCAAGCGTTTTACGCAACTTCAGTCCCT